GGCACTCTTAGCCTGCTCTCTCACCTGCGCTTCGTAGTCTGCTGTAGTGGCTAGCTTTCTCACTACAAGCTGAGCTTGGTTCTTCAACGTCTGATCGGAGAGGGAAACACCCTGGGAGGCAGCGTACTGCTGCATCGTGTAAGCGTGCATACCAGCCTCACCCGACATGGTTCCCTTCTTCGTGAACGTGACGTAGTTGCCGAGAACGTTCCTCAGCCCGCCTTCATCCATTCCGGTCATTACTACGTTGTTAGCGATACGAGAGAGCTGCCCCACCGGGATGGCAGCACCTATCTCTGAAGCCAACTCCTGAACCTGTAGCTTCGCAGCGCTGAGCTGCGCATTGAACGTGGCTGGGTCAGTCTGCTTCAAGACCTGAGCCTGTCTCGCTGTAGCGCTCGTCTCCTTGAACCACTTCGTGTCATCGAGTTCAGCCTTGAACTTATCGGCAGTCCACGATCCGTCCACGGCCTGAGCGAACAGCTTCTTCAGTTCTGGGTTGGAGTCAAGGAATGCCGACGACCAACCGTAGTTAGAAGCTAGTTCCTCGGGCGATAGCTTCACATTGTCAGCGGTTGATGCGAAGTCGTTGCTCGACGCTCCACTAGAAGTGACTCCAGCCATCCTGCGACCACCCATGAATCGATCCATGTAATAACCCTGGGTCATATCAACAATCTCCACGGACTTGCCTGGCCGTGGAGTGTGGAGCATCTTCCCGCCACCCATGTAGATGCCAACGTGGTCAGCTCCAGCGGTTCCCTTCTCCGTATCGAAGAAGACCAGATCGCCAGGACGTAGGCCCTTCATTGAGATGGCTTGGCCCTGGCCGATCTGATCATACGTGACACGTGGAAGGTTGATGCCAAAGTGGGCGAAGCCGTACTGCATCAACCCAGAGCAATCGAACCCACCGGGCTTATTGCCCCCCCAGACGTAGGGCGTTCCAAGGAACGTCTTGAGATAGTTGACGATGTCTTCGCCACTCGTTGTCATCCATTGCCTCCGATAGCCTGCATGAGAGCGCCCCAATACGTTGTAGCGGACTGGTACTTGCCGTACTCGGGACTTTCCTTCGCCTTGTCGAGAACCGACTGCTGTTCAGCGGCGGCACTCAAGCCGCCGGTAGTAGTCGAACTGGTGTTGGTGACTTCACCCATGTCGTTCAGGGTCTGAGTCTGAGTTGTGGACGATGGGTTGGCCTGTTCCTGAGCGTTGATAGTTGACTTGTACTGTGCGACCTCATCGGCCGTGGGTGCACGGCCAAGGGCTTGAGTCAGCACCTGATTGGTCAGCGCCTTTACGTCTTCGGCGGATGACAGGTTAACCGAGGTTGAAGTCTGGGTCTTGCTCTTCGGGCCTACGTACTTGACTCGTTCGCCCGTGGTTGGGTCGATCATCCATTCTCCGGACTTGATCAATCCGTTCTGACTGTTGTCAGCGTAGCTGTTCATTACATCGAACGGAGTCCACTTCTTCGATCCCGCCGGGATGTTCTGATTCAGCTCAAATGAAGTCTTGAGCAGCTCATCCCACTGATCAAGGATGTCAGGCAGGCCCATCCCAACATGGAACCCGCTCATCTTACGGAGGATTCCATTGGTCACGAACTGGTTGGTCTGAGCTGACGTCCAGTCCCTCGGGATGATACGAGCATCACCGTAAGATCTGATGTCTTCTTGTGAGGTTCCAGCAGACACTCTCGGGCCCGTTGCGTACGGGCCCTGCTTGGTGAACTGGGTGGAACCAGGAGTATTCATGGGACCTAGGTAGATCCCGCTAGTCGGGATGGGGCTGTTCAGGTACTGGCCTGACGAAGTCCCCACCGCATTTCCTATCTGGTTCAAGATGTCGCTGTATTGCTGATCGTATTGTGTCATTCTAACTCCTACTGTAGATCGTCATTAGACAGGTAACGATTGAATACGTCAGCGAACATCGTGTTCTGACTCTTGAGTACTCCCTGATAGTCCCTCCATGCCTGACCGAGGTCAGCATTCTGACCAGTCGGCATTCCGTTGAGATCGAAGCTGAGGGTCTTCGCTCCCCTGCTTTCTAGCTGCTGCTTGAACTGCTGCCGTGCTATCAGATAGTTCCTAAGAGCGGGGATATCCTGCCTCATCGGATCTCCAGCTAGCTTAGGGTCCTGAACTAGTGTCTCGAACGACTTGATGCGACGTGGGACAAGTCCTCGGTCTGTCGTATCGAATGCCTCTTCCCACGAAGGATACTTGTTGGTTAGGTATCCTTGGATGTTCTGCTTGATCTGAAGGAAGTTCTGCGCACCCGACTGCGTGTACGAGTGGAATCCAGTACGGATCAAGGCGGCATCAAGTCCGTTCATCAGCTTACCGTATTCAGCCCAACCAAGATTAGTCTGGTTCTCCGCTAGAGCATCTTCAACGGACTGAGTGGACCTTACTTTCTCTCCTCCGATCGTCATGTTCTTCTCGGCCGCATAAGCGGACGAAGAGAAGTTCCCCTTGTTGTAGATGTCTCCGATGATGAATGGGGCGAGACTGGTGTCACCGGCAATCTCATCCTTATACATCTTCGAAGAGTTGAGGGCCGACAGGGTTGGAGCGATCCCCATGGACTTGCTTAGGCTAGCGGTGAAGACGAAGTAGTCCTCTCCGTACTTGGCGAGGAACTGATCATCCGCAGACTTGGGGTCTGCCTGCTGAAGCTTCTTGTACTGGTCCACGTAGAACTGGTACGGAGTACCGGTCAATGGCGTTGTCTGGTTCTGAGCTGGAGACATCCAGCTCGTGAACGCCTTGAGGAAGTAGAAGTCTTTGGCCTGCTTCCTCGCCTTGTTGATGTCGGGAGCGTCTCCGCCCTTGTGGTACTCAGCAACCTGACGCTGATACTCCTGCAGTACGGTCTCCTGGAACTTCACGTCATCCGTGTGGAACGCCGTGAACGCTTCACTCATGTACTTGGGAGTGAACGCCTGCTGGACCTGGTTAAGGATTCCTCCCTGTCCAGGCCCATACGGAAGAACCTTCGCCCACTGTAGGAAGTCGCCCATAGCGGGCTCCCTCACTGCTAGCTGAGATGCGGCCACCTGAACGACTGGACCAGTACCCGGGTTGAACCATGGATCTCCGGGGAGAATCGTGTTCAAAGCCTGGAGCTTGATCGGGATGTCGAACCGGTTCTTTCCTGGCATGTTCTTGGTCCCATCGGGGACCTTCAAGTGAAGAACCCGATCCTGAAGGCCAACAAACTTCCTGACAGACTTGCCGTTCTCGTCGGTCACCGTCGCGTATCCGTTGGAGTCGACGTGGTTGCCCTGAGGGTCGGTCACCAAGTTGGCAGCTACCGGAGCACCGTAGATCTTGGATGCCTGACCGACCAACTCCGGCTTCTCCGCGATCAATCCACCCCATCGTTCGAGCCCATCGATGTGGGCTCCGAGGAATGGATAGATGAAACGAAGGGCCTGAGTTGCCGTGGTCCTCTTGGGGTCGAACACAACAGTGGAGATGTCGTGACGTGCCTGCCTGTCAGCCTTCTGGAGCATGGCATTAAGCGTTTCTTTGCTGATGTCCTGACCGGACTTGCCCACGCTCTTCTGGTAGCCAACCTCTTCGTCGAGGAGAATCCTCAGGCGTGCATCAGATGCGCGGACGTAGGCGGGATGGCGAGACAGGATGTCTGTTGGAATGCTCTGGAAGAGTCGGTAACCCTTCTTGAGGATTCCATCCATGAGAGCACTAGTCGTAGACATGTGACCTTTGCCGGTTAGACCAAGAACCTCTTCGCCGTGGACGGTTGGATAGTCCTCCGCTGACATCTGAGACTTGATCTCAGCCTCTGAAATCAGTTCGTTATTGGCCAGATTGTTGCGCATCATAGCGGTTGGGGCGTACTGGTCCAGAGTGTCACTGATTCCCTGGAGAAGATTGGCCCGGTCAAGTCCGGCCTTTCCTAGCAGGGAAAGGTGGTACTTGCCATCTGTTGTGTTAAGCCACTTGCCAGCCTTCTTGAACGAAGGATCTTCCGCCACTAGGCGGAAGAGTGGGTCCTGGCGGAACTGGTTGTTCAATGCATCAAGCCATGACTTCATGTGGTTTGGCTGACCTGGAGTAACCCCGACCCACTTGCCCGTCTTTACTAGACGAGACGTGTCGATAGATTCTCCACGTCCGAAGACTGCTTCCTTGGCATAGTCCGAAGTCACCTCATCCCTTGGGATCGGGTGCTCCCACTCGGGAGAGAACGCCTGAGGGATGGTGTGACCAGCGTGCTCAATGGTGCCTTCGCCGACTCGAATACCCTTGGCATTAACGGCTGCTGAAACGATGGCATCCGCGTAGTCTCGGTGCTCCTTGATTATGTCGGCGTGCTCTTCTGCCTGGAATTCCAGTTCGTACAGTTCGTTGGGATCGTGCTTCGGGTCCTTCTTCATCTTCGCAATCTTCTCTTCCAGCGGGCTGAGAAGTTCACGCTCGGAGTCAATGCGAGCCATGACGATCGGGTAAGCCTTGCCTACGTTGATGCGAACCAGCTTGTCGGCTGCGGTCTTCTGACCGGCGGCCCTGCGAGCCTTTGTAGCTGAAACTATGCCGGGATCGGTTACGCGAACCCTAGTCTTTCCTCCGACCGCAGATGCGTAGTCGCCCTTTCCAACCAGAGCTTCGAGTTGGTGAGTGCGATTGAGGGTCCAGTTCTTTCCTCCGTGAGCACTCATCATGATCGAAGAGAACAGGCCGAACTTGATAGCACCGGCTGCCATCTCTTCCGATGGAGAGCGAAGCATCTGACCTGGACGAATCAGAGTGGCAGCCTTCCAGATGTTAGACAGGCCATCCAAGCCCTCGAAGGCTACATCCTTAGCTTGCATTCCTCCACGCCGGAGAGTCTGAAGATATCCAGAATGACTCTTGAGAAATGCCTCTACTTCCTTCACGTTAAGTAGCGGCTCACTGTACGCAAGCTGGGTTGCGGCTTGAGGCATGGCCTTGAGGCCAGCCCCATCCTCGATCATGTCAGCTCGAACCCCAGTGACTTGGTTGGTTGCTGCTGTGTAGATGGGCTTACTTGGAGCGGCCTTACCGCTCAGAGTGTTCATGGCATTATCGGTGCCATCCTTGATCATCTGAGCAACTACACGAGCCGTAGCGTCATCAACGTTGTATCGTCCAGCCATGTGACTGACGATCTGACTGTTGATGGTTTCCATCACACGAGACCGAGTGGTCTTGTCTCCAGCAATCGTGTACTGGTTGAGCATCCCAGCTCGGGCTTCAGGCCCGAGATCAGGAACCTTCTTGAGCATGTCAAGGAACCGGTCACTAGCATCTGATGCATTGTGATTGATCAGAGTTTGAGGAAGCTCGTCGCCCAAGGTCTGAATGACCTTGACTGGAATGGAGTAGTAACCATTGCGGATATAGCGAGAAGTGAACTGACCCTTGGGGGCGTTTCGATCCGCTATTGCTGCACCAAACTTACGGTCGGCAGCCCGACCAAGGTCGGTCACCCCAAGGGGACCGGCCCGGTATAGGGTCTTCAACTGACCGAACAGGTTGGACTCTCCTGGGCTGAACTCCTCAACGCCCTTGCCCCAGTTCTTTCCGAGGATATCCCTGTAGAAACTGTCCTTGATGGACATGCTTTGTAGCTGCCGATCCATAAGATCGGCCTGATTCATCTTCCAGTTCTGGAAGCGAAGGCCATCCCATGCATCAGGTAGGTTACCGATTCCAGCGGGGCGAACACCGTTAGAACCCTTGAGCATTTCGTTGGCGAGGGACCGATACAACCTAGAGCTGACATCCCTCTTGCCATATGTAGCATCCCAACCGGACTGACGCGGTCCGGGCGCAGTGGGGCGAGGGAACGGTGGTTCCTTGATCTCGTTGCTCTTCGTGGACGCTGAGGTGTTTCCGAACATTCCCTCCTTGCCGGAGGTGAGGGACTCCCGACCTGCACGAGTCTCACGCATTGCGTAAGTCATCATCAGTGGATCGTACTTAACGCTGTCGAGTAGCTTGCGATTGTCCTGCATGCGACCGATCTGAGTAAGTAGATCGGTATTCTTCACTGCCAACTGCTGAGCTGCCGACTGACTGCCCATTGCCATGCCTAGAATAAGTGGCTGCTCAACGTTGTCAGCCTGAGACAAAAGAGACGAAAGCTGATGCCGCTCTTCCATCTTCCTGCGACCACGACCCCAGATGGGGTGCTGGGCAATCTCGTCCTGAGTCTTCCTATCTCCGGTCAGGCCTGGCTTCTGGGTCCACTCGAAGAAGTCCTGAATCTTCTTGGACTGTGTGGCCTGCTCTGGAGTCTTCGCTAGGCGCGCCCCTAGGGCGTTGCCTGCGGACTCTGCTAGACGGTTGACCCCACTGATGCTCTTACTGGTCTTCTGGGCCTCTTCGGCTACCTTGATGGACCGGGCGCCCTTGACGACTGGAGCCAGGAACTTACCAGCGGCGGTTACCGGGTCGGCTCCCATGTTGAGCATGAAGTCTAGGGTTCCACTGCCAACGTCATATTTCCATCCGGCCTTGCTCTTCCAGTAGTCGGTGTCATAGATGAACCGATCCGACTGACGCTTAACCTGTGCCTTCTCTTCTGGAGAGATGTGCAAGCCGACGTTTCCGGATAGGAACCCAAAGACGTCTGCTCCGTGTTGGGCGAGCAGAGTATTCTCCGTGTTCTCGATCACCTGGCCGGGAGACATCTTGTTCGCGGCATGCCAGTTCTTTGCCCAGTCGCTAGCACTGAAGTAGCTGTTGGTGTCGACCTGACTCCCCTCTGACGTTGCAGCCTGAAGAAGAACCGTAGAGATGGGCTGGCTGATGCCGTTGGAATATATCCAACGAGCACCAGAGGCAGTCTTGTCTACTGGAGTCCAAGCCCAGTGAAGGGCGTTGCTTGCGTTATACCCACCGACTCCAACCTTCTGGAGTGCACCATCGACGGTCTTACCCGTCTTTCCGAACCAATCCAGCGTTTGATGCAGAAAGCCGCCACGCTTAGCCTGAGCCTCTGGTGCGCTAGCGTCCTGAGTCTGCAAAGTCTGAGGGGGCATCGTAGCTGTCTGAATAGCTAGGGATGGGTCGTTGAAGAATGCCTGACTTGAGTCAGACATATCTTGCTGCCACCATTTGGAAATCTTAACCACATCCCTTAAAGCTGAGACTTGATCTGGCGTACGAGGTTTCGTGACGCATCAGAAGATCCAGGCTGGTTCGCAATGAACTCAAGCGCTGTGAGATAGCTTGCTAGATATTGATTGGGTTGAGCCTGGGAGGAAGACAGGGCCTCGGTGCCCCGTCCTGGACCCAACGCTGCTCCATCGGTTACCGGTACATCCGGCATCTGGGAGTCGGCATTGAGTCCGATTACGTTCGCTGACGGATTACCGAACAACGCGCTGAAGTTGCTGGAGATCTGACCGGAGTCGGTAGCCATCGCAGCGCCCTGACGCTGTTCCTGGTAATCTTTGTTCTCACCATAGTCTGCGTTGGGGAGAGATGTGTTGGCATTGGATACGGCCGTATCAGTCCTCTTGCTGAACTGTCCAGGCCCGGATACTGGCGTTCCCATTAGCGTCCCCACATCTTGAGCGGCTCGATTACCGAATCAAACCGTTTGTCGATCTTCTTCTGATTGGCGTGCTGAGCCGCCATCATAGTGAACTGGTTGAGCGTGTTGGCTGTCACTGATGCAATCTCAGTGAAGTGGCTCAGTCCAACGATGAGGACGGACCACCGGTCATGCCTTAGCGGCTTTATGGATTCCATCTCGTAGGTCTCGTCCTCATACACTGGAACTCCTTAGTGAGCCATCGTTCCGCCACCACGAGTCATGCCCGTAGTGACGATCGTGGTACTTGCCCAATCGATAGACGGGGCTTCGTCGATGTGGCGAGAGTCGCCCATAGAGTGGGACTCCAGGGGCATCTCAATATGTGGGGCTAGCATACGCCCCTTCAAGGTCTCCCATTCGCCCACCTTGGGGTGATCCCCCGCAAACATAGTTCCATCAGACATTTCTTGTCCTTTCAAGGTAGTGCGCGGCTTTGAGTACGCGCTTTAGGAAACAACCTTCGGTTTAGTTGCTACCTTCTTAACCGCAGGCCTTGGAGCCTGCGGAGTTGGAGGCTTGGTACGAGCGGGGTCGTCCAGCTCCAGCACCTCACAGCCCGGAAGCGGGCAACGAGATACACCTAGGTCGTCAGCTTTATACTGACGAATCTTACAGTTCCAGCACCAATCCACTACACGGCTCCTTGCCTACGAACGCTAGCTGACATCTGGGTCTGTCCACTTCCAGTCAGACCAGCTAGCAGGGACTGCATGTCTCTGCCCTGCTGTTGACCTGGAAGGCCTGAGTTGCCCCCAGGTGCCTCCCCTTGGCCCTGTGGCGCCCCTGGGGGGGCTCCTTGGCCTCCCGTGCCCAACATGGCCTCTAGTGGATTCTGGGGGGCATTCTGTTGCTTTGGAGGGGTGAACACTTTGAGCACCGCATCGTGGAAGGTAGTGCCCTTGTCGCGCTCTTCGATGAGCCTCGCCATCTTGGTGATGCTCTCAAGTGGGTCCTGACCTTGGGCCGCCATGGCTGGGATGTTTTGAGCGAATGCCATCATGCCCTGTTTGAGCGCGTCGGTCATTTGCTCGTTGTCGATCTGCACTTGCAACTGGACAACGTCAAGGTCCATGGGAAGCTGTCGCTGCACGAAGTCCCGAGAGACAAGCTGATCCCCTCGGAGCTGGAGTAGTGCAACGATAGCCCGAGCGGGGTCCTGCCCCGCCGCGAAGCCGTAGGTGACATCGACGGTATAGCCGTTAGCAATGTCCTTAGAAGGAATGTACGTCTCTTCAAACGGAACACCCTGAACGATTCCTTTGATGGTCTTCCTGTCGGAAGGCCATAGCTTCTCATCCATCTCGAAGCACAGCATGAGCGCGTGCATGAGAGCCTGAGCGATTGTGTTCTGACCGGTGGAGATGACAGTATTGAATCCACCCATCAACGCCTGAACGCCACGACCAGTGATGATCGAAGCGTCCATGTTGCCGGACCTGGCCTCGGGTGACCGAGTGCCAGTCCGTAGTTCGTTGTCCAGCATCTGACCTTCTTGGAAGGCGTACTGCGGAACGTCTAGTGCGACCCGTCGGATCTTCTCCGGAGAGTCGGTTCGAATGATCGCGTCGTCACCGAAGGTCATCTTCTGAACGTCACGAGGAACAGCCAGCGGGGCTCGTACAGACTTCTCCGTAGCTTCCAGTCCAAGAAGCGCCATGCGCGATTTGGCTAGCTGAACCCAGATAGCGTCATCGAAGGAACCTCGAACCTCCCGGTCGAAACCGGGACGCTTCCCAATGGAGACGTAGACCTTACCCAAAGGATTGGGCATCATGTCTACAACCTGGTTGCCGTGCTGCGGAAGGAACATCGTGATCTGATCCGGGTCAACGTACTTGACCACTTCGATCTCACGCTCAGCCCAACCCATCTGAGCCTGCCCACCACTCTCATTGGACTGAAGGATGCGCATGAGGTGTGGGAACTTGGCTGCCAGGTGGATTGCTTCCTCGCGCCAGACCTTTGTGTACGAGCGTACGTGACCGTACAGGTCGAACTCGGGGTAAACCCCGATGGGATTTTCTACGCGAATGCGAGGCATCTTGTTTTCAAAGTCTGCCTCGATAACGTAGATTCCCATGCCGTACGTGTTGTAGTGATCGCAGAACTCAACCTGATGACCAGACTGAAGTTTACTGAACTGGACGTAGTGGTTTGCGATCTTCGTACGCTTGCTCGAATACTTCTTAGCCTTGTCGGTAGTCATTACGCCAGCGGAACAGTTGATCGAGGGCATGCTGCCCATCGTCTCGGCGAAGTCCCGGGCCGACGTGTCGATCAGGTTCGCAACGATAGGTCGTGGCCATGCGTCAGGCATGGCCCCCGGCATGACGGAGTCAACGTCACCTGACCGGACATCGTGAACGTCCTTATGCCTCCGGTCCCTGTCTGATGCCGCACGGCGAAGACTCTCTACCTTGAGGGCGACGTTATCGAGATTCAACGCCATGTGGTACCTCCTGCTATACCATCGGAACCTTTAGCTTGTTCCAACTGTCGGCGCCCGGGATGCCATCAGCATCCGGGCCTGTGTATCCGAGCTTCTTCTGCCACCACGTATAGGCGGCCATGTCGGAGCGGGTAAACTCGGGGCTCGGACCCTTCTTGTAGCCCTTGTAACCTTCAGCTTCCAAGCGCTTACCCATGGCCGTGATCAGTGGACTCTTCTTCCCGATCTTGAAGAACGAGGGACCAGGGAACGGAGCATAGACAGGCTTTGGCTTAGGAGGGTTGTTAATGGCCTTAGCCCGCGATATAACGGCCCTTCGCTGCGCCTTGATGGGTTCACCCGGGCAACCCGTGTGGCCGCCCCATAGGGCGCCTCCCATGCCATGCCAGCCCAGTCCGCGATCACCTGGATTGTCGGCTAGCAAGTATGGAATGTTGTACGTCTTCACGGCCCAAGCAAGAACCTGAGCACACGCTTCAAGCTGACCGGAGGAAAGGACATCACCAGCATAGCCTTCGTTCTCGATGGAGATGTAGTCATGGTTGCCAGCACCCTGAGCCCAAGCTCGATCCTTGGTGTCAACCCACTGTCGCAGTTCTCCATCCTTGCCGGTTCCGAAGTGGCTAGAAGCCTGAGCTTCGGGATTGTCGAACCACGCCTGGGACCCCTCAAGGGTCCCCTCCATGATGTGTAGTACGACTCCCAGGACTCGATCCTGTCCATCGGTCGTGTGGTTCTGTACCGGGTGCCAAGTGGCCTTACTGAACTTCATCTTCTATCCCCACCAAGATCCGCTGTTGCCATCTGTCATTGCTGCCTGACTCATGTAGTCCAAGTCGATAGTCATGGTCCGTTCTTTGTCTCTGGGTGACTGGAAGGAGTTGTTGACATGGAAGATGTTTTCCTGCTCGCCAGCAAGCTCTCGTGCCCTGATCTCGGCGAACCACATCGCCATGACGCAGTCCGTCTTCTTCTTGGTCTTCATGCCGGGAGGGAGTGGCTCCCACGTGGTGAGCTGTTCGACGAGGGCCTTGATGCCCTCATCCTGAGATCTGGACGGAAGGTGGATGAGCTGCTTCTTGTTTTCCCATCCATCGAAGAGCATCGACATAGAAGCTACACCGAAGTCTGAGTCCCACTTATTGGAGCCCGTGAAGTGTTCCTTCAGGATGCAACCACGACTACCGAGGAAGTTCCGGATCTCACGGTTCTGCGTAACCATCAGGTTCATGGCGTTCTTCTCGATACGCCACTCGTTGATCTGATACTTGACCGTGAGCTCTTTGATCTTGTCGAAGATGTCGTCAGGCTTTAGGTGGCCCTTGGTCCAGACGTCCAAGACCCAACGCTCACCAGACATGCGATCCACGCCCATGACGAATGAAGCCGAGTTGCCAGTCATAGCAGGGTCGAAGCCACCCACTATATAGAGGCCATCCATTCCGTTCTGCCTGTGGCCCGGAGCGCCCTTGACCATGACGCCAGCTCGACGCATGCCATCCACTGCACCGTTGACTGCCTTGGTTGTGAAGATCGCATCCTCAAGGATGCTCTCCTGCTGATAGACCAAGGCCCAGTTGCGTGGAGACATAGCGGAGCGGCGCTTTCGGAGCGCCTCTCCAGTCCACATGGGATACAAGCCGTCCTCATCGACCTCTACGACCTGACGGCCAGCGAACGACACGGGAGGACGGTTAGTGCGAGGCCATAGCGTTACCCAGTCGTCCGCTTTGTCCGCGAACTCCAGGACGGCAGGCTGACTCAGGTAGGTCCAGGGAGACTCTTCGTCGTTGTAGTACTCAGGCTTGAGGATCTCACCGTACAGATCCACGGGAGCCAGGCGAGTACCGATGAGAAGCATCTTGGAGCCGAACTGGGAGTTACGGTTGTACACCTCTCGCTGCATCCAGTCCATCTGCTTCAGGTACTCGTGAGCGTTCTTGCCAGTTACGGTGTCATCGAAGATGATGAGGTCGGCACGAGAACCGTAGATCTGACCGTTGATGCCGAGAGCCTGAACTGTAGGAGAGGACTCACCGCTGTCACGAGCGGAAGCGGACACATAGATAGAGTCAGCCGTCCAAGCTGACGAGTTAGCATCAAAGCCACCCTCGGGGCCGAAGTCGATCTGAAGCTTCTGATAGTTCCTGTTCTCAGAAGCTAGACGATCCTTGACGCCTCGAAGGAACCGCTTTGCCATCTCCTGGGTCTGAGACACGATGATCACACGGATGTTAGGGTCCTGGCAGATCCGGTACGTCACGTAGTTGACGGTGATCGTAGTGGACTTAGCGTGCTCTGGTGGAGTGTTGATCAAGATGAAGTCTGGGTTGCCCTTGATAAAAGTCTGGGATGAATGTAGATTCCGAGGTTCACGATCCTCGAGGAGATCTACCCACTGGAGATGATGGTTGAACAACTGAGTATCAAGGTACTCTTCACACCACTCCTCGAAGGGAGCGATGTTCGATCGATTCTCTTCAGCTTCCGTGCTAGAGGAGCGGATCAGTCGAAGCTTGTCCATCTCCTCTCTAAAATTTACGTCAGACTGACGAAGGTACTTGTACTGTGCTTCAGTGAGGTTCATGTCATTGCAGGCTTCTTTGATGCTCTTGCCATTCTTGACGTACGAGATGAACGTCTGCTTTCGCTCCTTGATGGAGCGACCAGCTCGAAGAACCTTCTTGTTCTTCTCGACCTTTACAACTTGATCTTTCATCTCCTACCCTACCCCTTTTAACATTTCTAACAACAGTACAGCCCCGACCCTAAAGGGCGGGGCTTGGAACGGAGGTATGGTTCCGATCTCGTAGAGTCGGTAAGGCGTTCTCTTCGTCTTCATCCTCCGGTCAAGCTTTGGCTTCGTCGTCCCTTTACGCCTCTTGGATAGTGGACCCCCCTCAGGGGGTGTCCATCATCCCTCTTGCGTAGTACCTTCTTACTGTGTACGCCAGGGTTGCACTGGCCCGCCCTTAGGGGCGGTCCGTTGCACATCTTGCGTAGTTATCTTCTCACTATTTAAGTACCCGTCCCAGGACAGCTTAAACCTATACTTTGCCAAACTGTTACAAACTATCACATACAGTGACAGGTCTGTGCTGGGATCTATACGGACAGTGAGCATTTATGTGAAAATTATAAGGGGACTCACACACCCCACCCCCATGATCATTTAACAACCCCCGGGTCCGTTTTAGCCTAGTCTGCCATAGAATGTCCTAATTTGAGGCATCTGTTCCCTGCCCCACTATGTCACATCATGTCCAGTTTTGTACGGCATGTGCTACATCTTCGGACATGTCATGACATCTACACATATAGTGGCCTGTCCAATGTGTACATACATGTCACGACATTGGGGGACATAGTGGCTGTCCATTTTGATACGACATGAGATGACATCATATGACATGTAATGTGTCCGTTTGGCCTGCATATGCAAGGGAAAGTGGGCGTTTGGCCTGGCATTCACGTACGCGAACGAGACTGTTCCTAAGCAAGCGCTTAGACCCTGTAAGGGGCTCACCCAGGGGAGCAACCCTTACGCGTAGACACACGTCTGTATACGCGTGATGCGTGCACACGCGCCCACGACGCACACGCACGCATGACGTGCACACGCGCCCACGACACGCGCCACTAAGGATCACGCGTGCACACACATCGTCCCTCGCGTCACGCGTTGAAGAGAGGACGCTCAGCCCCAGGGAAACGGACATACTAGGACAATGCCGGCAAACCCATCGAGTGTCACTCTGCGTGGCTGCCCGAGAGGCAGCCTGAGAATCAGACATACCGGACAGGTTTTCGGACATCTAGGTCCATAGTAGGGCAGGGACGATAACGGCTGGATAACGGCCAGGTCTCGGGGAGGTTGCGTGTCTTGGTTGTCCGCATTTCCTCCGTTCTAGGCAGCGCACATGCGCTGACCTGCAGAAGGACACGAGTTTCCATGATTTTTAAGGGTTTTCCATGATCAACAAGGCTTACTCTCAGTGAGATGCATACCGCACACACCATGTCTGACCTGCAAGTTTGCAAGGATCTTCAAAAGGGAGGAGTGTCCTCCTTGTCAGCAGCACGGCAAGCCAAACGGGAGTCACTAGCCCAAGCGGCGAGTACGGCGGCTGGATCATCGTTCCTTTAGAACTCAACAGCGTGCCTTGACTCAGTAAGTCGGTGCCTACATGGGCCGCGACCACGTTCCCCGGTTCGTAGGGGGACCACCCGTAAGGGTGACCCTGAAACGTAGGGTGAGCAACACACAGCGGTGCCTACAGCGGCCGCGAGTCTCAAGCCGTCGCCTTAGGGCGACGCGGTAGGCGATCAGCAGGACCGAGCTATCTGGGATGTACGTACTTTCGGCCTTTCGGGGTCCTAGGGTTCCGGGCGACGGCGAACGACTTAGGTCGTTCGGCCTTAGTTCGGCGTGCGGGGCCAGGTAGGGCAACAGTGTCAAGACGGTGTGGTCGGCCAGGATGCCACCATGTCCACTAGGCCCTTTCGAGGGAGCGTGGATCGCATGAGTGGCTAGGACGTGCGGAGCAGTCTGTCCGTCCGATGAGGCAGCAAGTCCCTTTATGGGTCGTACCTCCCTACCGAATCGCTTTGGAACTCACAAGGTTCATGGGTTGACACCCTGCTAGCTAGTCTGAGAGAGTCTCACTCGTTAGGAAGTTTCCAAGCAGGATGCGGGCCAAAGCGAACCCTTAGAGGATGCTTAGCCTGCGGAACGCGTCGCCTAGTGCGGCACGGAAAGCTCGAACAAACTGAGACTTGACAGTGACTAGCTCGCTAGTCTAGAGTCAAGGCACGGCAGCGAGTGAAGATGGAACGTCATCTACACAACCTGTATCGAGGCCGGGAAGATCCAATCCATAGCTCCGTAAATGAACTCCTGCGGGAGGGAACCGGAACTAGAAAAGGTCCCCCGACATATCGACTGTTACTTGAGAACTCAACAGAGAGCAACCCGGAGAACTAGACGACACGCCACGGCGTGTCACCTAATAGCTCTTCCAGTCGTTGAACGCCACCCTTGTGGGGTGGCTGGGACTTGTCCGACTCGGGAGCTAGGTGGTTTACGGGTAATGTTCCTTCCTCCCTTTGTTTGAGAGTCACTGTTCCTAGTGGCTCTCAGAATGGGGGATGAACTTGGACGCGAAACCACACCGACTCGCTAATGGATACAGCCATGAGTCAAACCGAGTAGGTTCGGCCTACGGGTAGTAAGTGGTGTTGTGGGGCCTGTGTGATCACCCCTAGTAGGCGGTAATGCGCCGAATCACGTCTCTTCGGAGTCGAAGCGTCCTTAACCGAACAGCCTACGGGCCTAGTAGGGTTCGTCCTCCGTTCTGAGTGGCGCTTCGCTACTCTCGAACAACGGGAGAACAGAATGAACACCAACCTGAGCCTTGCCGACCGCATCAACAAGTTGGAGCGTCAGTACGTCCGTGGTCTCATCTCTATCGATGAGTACCTGTGCGAACTGACTCTCGTGACCGAGCGAGAGAAGGCCAACATCCGGCAGGAGTACCGTGACCGTTGCGCGTTCCTGGCAACGACCACCGTCTCCGACGGGATGTTCGAGACTCCGGAGACCATGTACTTCCCCACCCGGGAGAAGCGCGCCGAATTCGTCGGGCTTCACTACGATGTGGTCAAGTCCAACACGCCGCTACAGGGTGAGACCTACATGATCGTGGGAACCTCTCTCGACGTGGAGTGCGTGACGGTCTTGGAGGAGCGCTGCATCCGCCACGTCAACGTGGACTGCGTGTGCGGTCAGTGTGTGATTAACAAAGAGATCAACGACGCGATCACCAATGGTTGCGACTGCGATCTCTGCATGCTGTAAGTCGTTAGGGCGACTTTAAACCGTCTTAAGCCCTAAGCGTCCCAAGCCTCGCTGAATGCGAGGCTTGGGGGTGACATCGCTAGATGTCTCAACAAGGGAGAGAACATGTCTGACATCGCTTTCGGTGATTACTTCCGTCCGATCGTTGCCAACTACTTGATGGCACCGAACGACCGGAACGGGTCTCCTCGCCGTGGATGGCACGTCAAGGAAATCCTCCAGCCCGGTACGGTGCTGGAAGGTGAAGACGCCCCCCGTCCCACTGAGTGGTGGGTGGAGGAGGGCCTCCAGGGTTACTTCTCCCTGGATGAGTGGGTGCGCATCAACTTCGGTCCCGCTCACCAGGGTCGGTATCACCACGGCACCTACAAGATCAGCGCCAGCGAATACAACGGCCTGCGCAAGATGTACAGCTAGTCGTTAGGGCGACTTTAAACCGTCTTAAGCCCTAAGCGTCCTAGGCGGCACCTCCGGGTGCCGCTTGGGGGTGGCAACCATGCCAGAACCAAGGGAGAGAACATGACCTACATTCACGCCTTCATGTCCGCCACTCGTGTGGACGAGAAGGGCGAGGAGTCGGATGGCTACATCGATCCGAAGTGGTCCATCTTCGAGTTCGCCGAGTCTCGGAACGATGCCGGTACCGTTCTCTCCATCGATGCGGATGACGAGGACCTGAACGACTACATCCTAGACGTTCTCCGGGACCACCTCGGGGCATACGGTTCCAACGGTGGCAGCATGTTCTACGGCCTCGATGAAAAGCAGGACCAATACGGTAACTGGTGGACGTACTCGATCAGTTTCATCTCCAAGAGTGCCCACAACTGGTGGCAGGAGATCCCGTACTCCCCGAAGCTGGACACAACAGAGAACATGGAGCCTGTCACCGATGTCAAGGTGTGGCACGAGCTGTAAGTCGTCACAGCGACTTTAAATAGAGCCTTAGGCTGTGAGCGTCCCAACCCGAAAGGGTTGGGGGTGGCGTCTCGCAAGAGACTCCTAAACCAAGGGAGAGAACATGTTTGGTAACTACGCCTACACTCCGGATGAGATCGACTACTCGGATCGGATCGACAAGGGCGTAGACGTGATCTCCGCAGCGTGGCCGAACTGGCTTTGGGAGATCGACGTCAAGACCCTGGACATCTACAACGGCCAGCGATGCGTCACGGCTCAGTTCGCTAAGTCGATCAACGAGTACAACTCGTGGGTCGATGGTGCCAAGATGCTGAAGCTGGACATGCACGACATCGGTTCGTACGTGATGTGCGGATTTAACGTCGAAAGCGGGGACACCGATCAGGACGGCTGGGACGACTATCGGCCGAGGCTTGCCGCTGAAGATCTCACCATCATGTGGCGAAACCGCATCATCGAGATGCGGGAGAAGGCCGACCCCGACTACATCGATCCCCAGTCGCTTTGCGACTGCGGGTGCGAGGACTAAAACTCGTCTGAGCGAGTATAAATAGTGCCTTAGGCTCAGAGCGTCCTAGGCGATACCTTCGGGTATCGCTTGGGGATGGCATCTCGCAAGAGATGACCGAACCAAGGGAGAGAACATGGATATCGGCAGTCGGTTTGACCGGACTGGACACAACTTCCCTTCTGAGGGTTGGAGTGAACTGTCCGGATCTAGCGTGACGTGGTTCCGGTTCTTCGGAGAAGAGATCTACATGTTCACCGCATGGATGAACATCGAACAGGTGGTCTCCTACGTCCAGTGCTTGAAGCTGGACTCCGAGCACGGCTGGATAACCGCTCACGTCATCTCTCCGAGGGGTATCTGACGATGGCTAAGTTCATCGGTAGCGTCTTTTCCTCATCCGATAAGGATGAGGCTAACGACGTGATGCATGCTCAAGCACGCCTGCTCACCAACATGGGTCGCGGTAAGTCTCATGGAGTCAAGGTGGTCAAGCGTTCGGGTGCCTATCAGGTTGAGGTGTACGAGAAGTGAAGCCGTATATCGCCATCTCAGCGGCCATTCTCGCGGCTTCGGGGTTCTGTCTCGGTAGCTATGAGATAGGCGCCCACGACGGCCGCCAGCACCTTCTAAACCAACAATGGGACGCACACCATCCCGGAGCTGACTACATCAACGTCAAAGACTGCGAACTGCTGTCGCAAGACGGTAAGTGGTGGTATGAATGCGATGTGAAGAGGTGATCTAGCATGTGTTTATTCCTCCATTCCTGGTCGGCGTGGTTCACGCTGGCCGATGGAACGGGTCAGTGGGCAAAGAAGTGCACGAAATGTGGAAAGGTCGTGATCAGTAGTGAACGAGACTGACGACGAACGAGACTTCATGGACTGCGACTAACTCGTCTGAGCGAGTATAAACCGCCTTAGGCTCAGAGCGTCCGGCTGCATCCAGCAGCCGGGGTGGTGTCGAAAGACATCTAAACCAAGGGAGAGAACATGTTCAAGCTGAACTACAAGACTGCCGTAGCACTGGCGGCCGCCGAGCTTGACAAGATGGGTGCGAACTACGTCTACACTCGTCATGAGGGTAAGGGTTCGGACCCGTACGGTCCGGCCTGCCGATACGCAGAGAACGGCGAGGGCGACTGCATTGTGGGTCGAATCCTGGTTTCCGTTGGTGTTCCGGCGCAGGATTTGGAATGGCGCTCCAGGGATGACTTTGGACTCTATGCCGCCAATGGTGCGGAGTCCGTACTCGATGCGATGGACCGTGACAACGTTCTGTACGCCACGGCCAAGGCTCGCAAGTTCCTGATCTCGCTCCAGGCGATGCAGGATTGCGGTAAGACGTGGGGTGCCTCCATGGACCATGCGTTGGATAACGCCAATCGCAAGAAGAACGACTGACATGTGACCAAGGAGAGCGCTCCCCTTTCGGGGGGAGCGTTGTCCCGGCATCACACGTTGGGTGTCGAAACAACAGGGAGAGAACATGATGGATGCGAGCATTAAGGCTGAGTGGATCTCTGACCTCATCTCCGGTGAGTTCGAACAGACCGGTGGCGTACTCAAGGGCCGCGAAGGTGGCTACTGCTGCCTCGGGGTTCTGTGCGAGCAGGCCGTTCGCAAGGGAGTAATCCCTCCCGCCCACGTCGACCGTATGGGCTGGCACCTGTACGGGGATGAGAGTCGCTCTGACGTGCTCCCGATCGAGGTCCAGCGATGGGCCGGACTCGAAAGCAATACCGGGCTGTACGGAGAGGAAGGCTCTCTGGCCTTCGACAACGACGTGCGGGGTTACACCTTCCCGCAAATCGCTGAAGTCATCGCAACCAACTTCTAACATCAGAGAGAAGAGAATCATTATGCAGTTCGAGACCATTTCCTCGCTTGAGAAGAAGTTCGGCATCTCTCAGGCACGGTTCCGGGTGTTCCTCAAGGACACGTCTCCCGATCTCGTAATCGGGAAGTCCAAGGGATACAAACTGTCGACAGTGCAAAGGGTTGTGCGTGAAGCGCACAACGACGTACTCGACTTCCTCGCTCAGTCCCCTAGCTCCAATGGGGAAACGGATATCTAGTCGGTAGGATGACCCACGTCTCCATCTTCAGGTGGGGACGTGGTGCGTCTGGTCTACTAGAGACCGAGAATGGCAACAACAGGGAGAGAACATGGACATCAACGAGTTCTTCGGTGAGTTCTTCGAGGACGACTCTTCGGATATCTTCAGGAAGTCCTACGATGACTCCGTGCGAGAGGATTCCTACATCTTGGACGAAGAGACCGGAGTGCTTTCCGCTGTTACCTACACGGGGGACTACGCCATCTACACGTACATCAACATGATCTACGTGGCGGCCCCCTTCCTCGAGGACATGGTTCGTGGCTCCGGTCGGACTCCCAACACCTTCTCTACCATGGTGGTGGAAGTGGGTGACGGAGCACTTGCCAGCGCCGCGAACAAGGGTCCAGCCATGTCCACCAGGTTCGTTCAGGGATACGACACTGCCGAGAAGATGGTCTCCGGCCATGACATGATCGTTGAAGCGGTCAAGGCAGGCAGCCTTGACCTGGATCGGACCGTATCCGAGGCGGAATTGTTCCCGATCTAAATGAGCGGTGTGGTCCAGCTCTCCGGAGCTGGGCTGCGCGGTCTGTTTAGGCCAATGGAACGAACCAGGGAGAGAACATGGACAAGGCAATCAAGACTGAGTGGATCGCCCGTCTCCGCAGTGGGGACTACAAGCAGGGCGTTAGCGCTCTGCATACGATCGACGTAGGCGGAGACCTGTTCTGCTGCCTCGGAGTCCTCTGCCAGATGGCAGAGGAACAGGGTGTCGTCACCTCTAGCATTCCGAATGGCTTCATTAAGCACTACATGTGCACGAGCGCGACCGACTCGGGAGATCAGTCACCGGTCACTCTCCCGATGGCGGTTCAGGAGTGGTCTGGGGTTAACAGCGCGTCCGGTTCTTTGCGGCCGGAGGTGGAAGACTCTCTTTCTAGCCTGAACGATCACGGATCAACGTTCGATGAGATCGCTGACATGATCGATCGGTTCTTCTGAGTGAGTGGAGTTGTCCAGCCCTTGAGGGCTGGGCTTCTCGATCCACTTAGGATCACCGGAACAACCAAGGAGAGAACATGTGTGAAGACTGCTTCGACCACGAGAAGGCCGAACTTCCCGTCCCGAACAAGGACGTGATCACTCGCTGGATCGATGCTCTCCGTTCGGGTGAGTACCACCAGGGCCGTGCGGTACTGGCTCGCTTCACCACATCGGAGCAGGATGGAGCTATCCCGATCCGGTACTGCTGCCTCGGGGTTCTGTGCGAGTTGGCAGTTCAGGATCGAATCATCGATCCGGCGGCTCACTCGGAAGACTCAAAGAGTCTTCGATACGATGGGCAGGGTGCCGTCGTGTCCACCGCCGTTCAGGCATGGGCGGGCATCACGGAGGACGGGGAGTTCGTGGACGACCCGTACTTGGATATCCGTCAGGCTCTCACGAGCTTGAACGACGATGAGGGTTACACGTTCTCGGAGATCGCTGACGAGATCGAACTGAAGATCCTTCCGTACGCTAAGTGAGTGGAGTTGTCCAGCCCTTGAGGGCTGGGCTTCTCGATCCACTTAGGATCAAAGGAACTATCGCGGGAGTAACCTTGAAGAAGCTTGCCGACATTCTGTGGTACGCACTTCTCTACGGGGACAAGATTGCCCTGTGGGCGTTCGTGATCATCGTGGCAATCAGGATAAACGTTAAGTAGGGGGAAACATGCACAAGGGTTCGGGTGTCGGCTGCTTGGTGTTCGTTGCCGCGACAGTCGTCACTCTCCTAGTCCTGGTCAACATCATCACGCAGTAAGGAAAGAATATGCCTCAGAAAGTCTCTGACATCCTTACGGGATGCTTCGTGATAGTGGCTTTAGTCGCAACCTGCGTTGGAATCGTGGCCTACTACGTAAGCCACACGCTGTAAGATAGACTTGATCGGAGGAGTGATGGGTTGGGTCCATATGGCCCTCCACTCAACGCTTTCCTCTCTGTCGGCGATGGGTGTTTCTTCGCTCATCACTCCTCCGATCATCTTCCGCGACTCCTAATGGCAGCACGTACAGCGTGCTGCTTTCCGGAACTACGGAAGGTTTCTTCATGGCTTGGTATGGAGTTTCCAGCATTACCGGGAGCGCACGGCCGGACTACTACCGGTTCTACTCCGAAGACCTGACAGAGGCTCAGTCTGAGGCGGTAGCCTTGGCTACAGAGAACACCGGCCAGATGTTCTACGTCCACGAGATCACGTCCTGCCCGATCTTCAAGGCCTCCACCAACACAACCGTAAGCACCGAGGTGATGTGAGATCCCTACCAAGTCGCAACTGATCGCAAGAGTTGCTAACTTCCTCGAGGACAAGGAGAATGACGAGAGGACTGTTGACGATGTCGCTAAGATCATCGTCAATGGATTCTTCGAGGCTCTCTCTAAAGACCTTAAGGAATCTCCGCCCACCCTCAAGGTGGGCGCGACGTTCAAGAGTTTGATAACCAACAAGGTTCATCACGTCGCGTGGCAGGAGGATGATTTGTTCTGGATCATCACTGCCGATAGCAGGTTTGGCTACCTGGGAGAGGCTGCTCCGTGGCGTGAGTATGCCATTGAGTCCAAAGCCAAGGCTGGGGCACCTGGTAACAACGCCGATGGCTGGAAAGTTGGTGACAAACTCACTTCCATGCGGAGAAGCTACTGCCATACGGTGATCTCCACTGCTGACAAGTGTGTTCTTCTTCGCGGAGAGTATGACTTGTCAGGCAGGCCCTACTCGGAACCGAACGACTCACTCGAAAAGTACTACAAGAAAGAAGGATGACATGGAGCACGAGTTCAAAGTCGGCGACTACTTCACCTCGAAGTACGACAGTGCGATCATCAAGAAGGGTCAGATCGTGGGTGAGCACCACGATCGGGTGTCGTGGATCATCCAGATCATCGAGTACAACGATGGTCGACTGGCCTACGGCGACATGCTGACGGTACGGTTCAAGTCGTCCATGAACAACCTTTACCTTGGTGCGCCGGAGTTCTTCGAGATCGGCAAGTCGTACAAGTACGAGTACAAGAGTTCTCCGTCGTTCAAGGTCTTGGAGGTGTACTACAACGACAACCCCCAGCATGAGTACGCCAGCAAGCAGGCTCTCGCCATAACGACATTCCCAACAGGAGAGAGTTCGATGACCATACTAGACCTGGACGCTTACAAGTCCGTGGAGGAAGTGTGATCGTTGACATCGTCCTGTCCGTCGGCATCATCTCGATCGCCATACTTGCAAGCATCTACCGCGAGCAGCGCAACGACCTAGCTGCTTGGGTGGTACACAAACACCCGGAAGACCTAGAGGAACTGGAGAACAAGTGAACAAGTTGCCCATGAACCCGTTGGGCGCTGCCATCATCGCCATCTGTGGTGGCGTTGGCATGTACAACGTCCTGCACTACGGCCTGAGCGTCTCTAGCGTCGGCAGTGGAGTCGGTGGAGTCGTCTTCTACTCCATCCTGTTCGCCGCCCTGACCATACAAGACTGAGCTAACAACAGTGAAGGCCGCACCCCGAAGGGTGCGGCCCTTGCTGCTGACTGTCAGCCTTCATACTGGTGGGATTGATCGCTAGTCCAAGCTGCGTTGGAGCGGACCGTGCGCCTCTCTGGACGCCTCCGCATGTCCTCCGGGTCTTTGTACCCGAGTGCCTTCTGTAGGGCCTTCAAGGCCCGCTGGCACCGCTTCTTGGCAGTCTCTAGGCTCACGTCTTGGGCCTCTGCGATCTCAGCCATGGAGTATCCATACTTGTACTGATAGACGAGAGCGTTGTAACCGTCGTCAGTCAGCTTGAGTAGGGCTGTTCGTATGTCGATCAGTTCTACGATCCGATCTCCGGTGGTGTTGGCTTGGGCTCGCGCCTTTGGCTGCCCGTCCGATCGGTTCCCGAAACTCTGCCAGTCCTCATAGTCGAACACATCGACAATGAGTGTCTGAATCTTTGGAATTGAGTAGCGGTATACGTCTGCTGGGTCGTATCCCTCCGTTGCCGCCTTCTCCTTGTTGCAGTAGTCGTAAGCCTGCTTACGCATCAAGGGTGCAAGTTTACTCTTCCACTGTCCGGGAGAAGATTCGATGGTGTTCTCCACCCAGGTCTTCTTCTTGTAGAGAAAGAGAAGTAGCTCGCCTTCTACGTCTGCCACATCGATGTATCCGGGGAAGGAACGAGACGTAGAGGCGGCTACCTTCTTAATCAAAGGCATGATCTCATCATATTCAAGAGACATCTTAGTACTTCTCGCCTTCGAAATAGAACTGACGGTTGTTAGCTGTTACTAGCTCAGGCCACACGCGCTTGCCGTCGTCACGAATGACACCGAAACTCATGGTCCAACTGACGCTGCCATCCTTTACGTATGTAGCGTGAGTTGGGTCCATGATGGACCCAACGTTCATCGTGAACCAAGGAGTAACCTTGCCGTCGTATCCCGTGGCGTGCGTAACCAAGAAAGGCTGATGAGTATGACCGAAGATCACATTACGCTCGGTCCCGTAACGGTTCCCGAATTTTACCTTCCAAGCCTGTGGGCTGCTCGCGTACCCGCTACTCTCGTGTCCGTGAACCATGATTGTGTTAGTCCCAATGCGTTCAGGGCCGCGAACGTAATCTATGTTGAGGTCGTCAAGACCAAACAGGGACTCCATCTTGAGTGCGTCAAGTACCCGCAGAGCAGGGGCATACTTCCCTACGAACTCCATGAGGCGAAGGTCGTGATTCCCTTCCAGCCACTTTATCTTGGCGTTCGGAACTATCTCCCTGAGGGGTTTAAGGACCTCTACGCAAAAACCTTCTATGTGCTGCTGAAGAGTAGGGGCATAGGCTCCAGCGGTTCCGACACTCCAGCGTGACACTTGGGGAAAGTCGATAGCATCTCCGATGCTGACAACAGCATCGGGCTGGATCTTCTCGATCACCTTGAAGATCTTCGTGAGCATCAAGGAATCGTGGTACGGATACTGGATGTCCGGGAGTATCACGGTCGTCTTCATAGCCATAGCCTACCAGGAGTAATCAAATGTCGAACTACGGTAAAAGATATGACATCCTCCAAGGTTCCGGGTGGGCCCCGGCTCATGAGAGGAAGTCCAAGCTGACTCCACGGGATCGAGACATCATCCGGCAACTGTTCGTCGAGACTCCCGCCACCCGGCGGGAGCTTGCACTCGCCTTCGAGGTGTCCATGCAAACGATCCGAACCGGTACGCCGAGTGGACCCAAGCCGGTGTGACGTAGGTCACAATTTTTTCTCGCGGGAAAATTTTGGAGCACCATGAAAGCAAAGTATGGTGGCGCCCGTCACCTGTGCGAATCCCGCTGTTAACCCGTTGGACGTGGTCCCCCGAAACCGATGTATGCTGTCTTTAGCTGAAGACCCCTTGAACCGGTTAGATCCCGGACCCCCCCCAGGGGGCCGGGGTGAGATGGTTTAAGGATAGCTATGATCTCTGTGAGAATTCGGCCGATGGGCCGGAGCTGACGTAACCTTTAAGACAGGTCCCCCCCGAAGGGGGACCTGTCCTCTGATCGGAGTAAAGAACAGAATGACCTACGAACTCTATATGGCTGACATGTCATCCGAGCCTGCCAAGACTTGGCAGGATGATGCTATCTGCGTCAAGGCTGATCCGTTTATCTTCTCGATCGTGGACGAAGATCATCCTCATGCCAAGGACTCGCTCGGCGAGGACTTGGATCTGCCTTCAAGGATTCTCAAGACAGTCGACAACTTCGAAGAAGCTAAGTTGTGGTGCGAGATCTGCCCTGTGATTGACGAATGCTGGCAGAATGCAACTCTCGATGACCGTGCTTTCACATATCGTGGCGGCCGGGCACCTTCCAAGTTCAGCGGGAAGCTTCCTGGTCGACCGAAGGGTTACTCACCCAACGATCTCTCCTACGTCAAGGAACGTCGGTGCTTGAACGGTCACGTCAAGGAGCCCGACTGGGTCAAGTGCCGCACTTGCATCAACGTCAGAGCCGCCGCTAAAACCAATGCGGCCAAGGACCGACGTGCGGTAGGATAGAGATAGAGCGAGGGGCTGACGGGCCCCAAGCTCAACCCGGCACTGATCACCCGGGTAGGTAAGGCCGCTGGAGTAGATGGTTAGCTCGCCCTCTTTAAAGTGAGGGAGGCATCGGTTCAAGTCCGATGCGGCCTACGTAAGTTGCTAGGGAATTTCGAAGGGTCGAACCTGAGGAAGCCGGTTAACGCCGGTCTCCCACTGCGGTGGGAGATAGCTAGTGACAGGCATAGGTAGCGCTATAGCCAACTGATGCAAGGGCTTCACGGTCGGTCAGGAAACAGCTACGCAGCGAGGCTCCTCGGTCGGAGGAGGGGAGACAAACCTCTTCCTTCCTCCGGTCAAGGAGTTGAATGAGACACATCAGTTACAGTCAGGCCAACGATTACCTTCGCTGTCCTCGATCCTGGTATCTAGCCAAGATGAAGGAAGCGGAACAAAAGCAAACGTGGTATCTTCCGATAGGTTCTGCGGTACACGTTGCGATAGAGGCTCACCTCAAGGGTGAGCCATACGACCTTGATCAAATCTTCTACGATCTCATCAAACGTCAGATGGCCATTGAGTCTGACACTTCGTCATGGCTTCATGGTGGGTCGGATGATGAACCAGTAGTTGAAGAGCGCGCCCTGAAGCGCGCTCAAGAGTGCCTCGAAAAAGGTCTTGAGTTCGTCAAGGATATTGAAGTCTGGGAGATCGAGTACGATGCATCAGGCTCCCTGCCTGGTCTATCTATTCCGATCAAAGCCTTCATCGATATCATGGGTGGACACAAGAAGTACGGTCCAGTGATACTTGACTGGAAGACTGGACGGCAAAAGCCTAAGGACAACTTCCAGTTGGAGACATACCAAGCCCTGCTGCTAGAGCGTGAGTGGCTCAAGGATTACACATCTGGAAAGCAGCACACGTTCACTGGGTTGTGGGCTATGCTGGCCCCTCAGGCCAGCAAGGCAAGACCGGTTGACCTGTCTAACGTGTCACCGAAGGATGTCGGAGCGAAGTATCAGGCAGTATACGAGAAGATGCAACAGAAGTTGTATCCTACTCAGGCTGGTTACAACTGTCGCTTCTGTTTCCATCAAGAGAACTGCAAACTGAATGCAGGTAGAACGCCTAGAGCGTTGTACTATGACACAGCGGAAGAAGACGGGTACCCTTTCTGATGGCAGAACTTACCTTCAGGTTCCCAAGCAAAGCCGTTCAGTACGGCTTTGTGGAGTACAAGTTCCAGACCGACAACCTGACACCCGGCGAGATTGCCAAGCTGTACGTTGAGCAACTCGTTGAGTATCAGTCCGCTGAGATCGATACCTACAAAGAGGTCGAGAAGCGAGCCCGAGAGGGCATGCTCTCACTCGGTGGTAAGGTCGTAGCGGTCGAGGAAAACCCCAAGGAGAACCCTCCCCCGAGTGGGGCGAGTTCAGAGGACATGCAGGCAGCGGCTGACGAGGTGTCGGCCCCGCCGTGGCAGGCCGCCGCTCCAGCGGTAAGCCCCAAGCCTTGGGAAAACAACGCAGCACCCAAGTTCAACTTCAAGTAAGAAACCTAACAGGAGATATCATGGCTACGTACGACGAGCTTTTCGGCAAGAAGGACTACGCGGAGAAGCGTGCGGCTGCGCCCAAGTGGCTGAACGTTGGAGACTCGTTCACTGGTGTGATCACCAGTGACATCGCGGAAGAGCAGCAGTTGGAGGTTAATGCATCTTGGAACCCGATGTTCCTGGAGAAGCAGACCGACGGCAAGTGGAAGCCCAAGCACTCGGGCGATCTGACCGAGGGCCTTGACAAGATCGCCCTTACCCAGTTCGTTCTCTCCGTTCAGCTCATGGACGGAACTCCCGCTTCCTTCTACTTCGACAACAAGGCCAAGAAGGAAGCGTTGAAGGTCGGGATGCAGGCGTTCGGTGGCGAGGTTGGTCCGGGTGTCGGCGTCCGCATGACTCGCACCGAGGGCGTGGGCCGCTCGTACGGGTGGTCCGTGGACTTTGCCAAGGGTGAGTAGGTAGGCAGCGGGGAGGGGCTTCAGGGCCCCTCCCCTTTAACGGAGAGAGAAGAAGATGGAAGTATCGCTCACGTTCGACCGGGACCCCAACGATGATCGACGCTACTTCATGGCGGTAGGCACGGTTGACGAATGGGAATCCATTCTGTTCCATCTCAGGTTTATCCCGCTGCCTGCGTCCAAATCCCTCGTTGGGGAACTGGAAAGGTGGGGCCTCGGCAAGTGAAGACTCTCGCTCGATCAGTAAAGCGTGGACTCTCGGCAGGAGAGCCACTTCCTTCTCCGTATCCAATCTTCGATCAGCATAAGATCAAGTTCAGACGTTCGAGTCTGCACATGATCGCCGGTCCTCCCGGTTCTATGAAAACCACACTCATGACTAACGTCGTGAACATGATGGGTTCATCGGTTCCCACCCTGTATCACTCATCCGACTCGGATGACTTCACCATGGCCGCTCGGGTCCTCTCGATGCGATCTGGTATGCAGGCAGCGGAAGCAGAGGAGATCGTACTCTCAACTCCTCACCTTGCTCAGGAAGTTCTTCGAGAGTTTGACCATGTCAAGTGGTCGTTCCACGCAGCTCCCACGTTGGAGCACATGTGGCGTGAAGCCAACGCCTTTCGTGAAGTTCGTGGAACCTATCCACATCACACTGTCATCGACATCCTGATGGATGTCGACTATGACGGAGCCGGTGAGCAGAACTATTGGGCCCTCATGGCTGAGTTGAAAGTGATGGCCCGTGATCAACAGACAGCTATTACTATCGTTCACCATACAAGTGAAGGCACCAAGGCAGGGACTCCCCCGCCTCGGTCCGCGATCATGGGAAAGGCATCTCAACTTCCCGTACTCGTCCTCACCCTTTGGGGTGACGGTCATGCTGGAACTCTTGACGTCGCCGTGGTTAAGAATCGCTTCGGTCCAGGTGACGCGATGGCGAAGAAGTTCTTCCGCATGAAAGCCGATCCTTCGATCGGCTTGATTGAGGAGTGCGAGCAGGACATCATCAACCCGGATGCGGAGTTCGTATTCCGGGACCCGTTCGTCAAGACGGAAGAGAGCAAAGAAGATGAGTGAGTTATGGCAGGTCTGCGGTAGCTGCGGTGGCAGCGGCTCCAAGACTGAGAACCGTCAGGCGGTGTACTACACTGACACGGACGGGAACAAGCTTTCGAGTCCCGTGACTCAGACTGTTACCGACATCGTTTCGTGCATCGCTTGCGGTGGTACGGGATCAATCCTCGGTGGCGTGAGGTAACTCACTCCAGGAGTACCATAGTTGTAGGAACTAGACTATGGGAGGTGAACCATGATCCCCGTATGCAACACTTGCAAGCGAACCCTCGCTACGTGTATCTGTAAGAAAGGTTGATGCCATGTCTTGTCCGGATATCAACTGCCGCCGAGGCGGCTGCACTACTGACACCAAACCGAAGGGTGATGGTGGCAAGTAAGCCGTGCAAGGATTGTGGGCCGGACGTCAAGCGTCCGGCCCCGTTCCCTGGACCCCGCTGTGCAACCCACAACCGGGCCGCTAAGGCGGCCCGTAAAGAGGCTGCACACAGTTCCAGAGTGGCTAACGTGTACGGTCTGGGTCCTGGTCAGTACGACCTTCTGAAGGCCTCTCAGAACGGCACGTGTGCCATCTGCCAGCGCGCCACCGGGGCGCGCAAGAAGCTAGCGGTGGACCACGATCACTCCTCTGGCTACGTTCGAGGGCTTCTGTGTGGTCCCTGCAACAAGATCCTTGGGCATCTTCGAGATGATCCGAAGCTGGCCATGAATATCTACCTGTACCTTCAGGCGCCACCAGCATTCGACGTGATCGGAAGAGTGAAACCGTGATCCAACAACTCGCCAGGGTCATGCTGTTCAAGCCGTCCGGGAAGTACTACACCGAAGAGTATTGGGTAGTCCCCCACGCGCCCTCGAACTATCACCCGGCGTGCATGATCGAAAGTCCTGACTTCCGTCGCATCGGCGGAGGCGCCGTTCTGGTCGACGACGAAGAAGTGTGGGGATGGCCCCACCTGTTCCCGGGAGTAAACAATGAGCAGTGACCGAGACGACTTAGTGCACGATGTGACGCAGGCATACAAGGACTCCATTGGGCACATGCCCAACGAGAGTCAATGCCAGGACATCGAGAAGGTGGTTGATGACTACCTCAAGGAAGAGAAGTAGCGAACGAGAATTCCCAATCTTCCCTATCGGACCGCTGCTTGAGTCTTACGGTGGCGATCCGGTAGAAGAGGGGACTGGGTGGAGACGCTACAAGTGTCCTTTCCATAAGGAACGGACGCCATCAGCGTCCGTGAATGCCGACTTGAACGTATTCGTCTGTCATTCATGTGACGTGAAGGGCAACGCTGTTCAATGCGTCATGAAACACGAGGGGAAGAACTACGTAGATGCTCTCGGTTACACAGAGAAGGTCGCTGGAGCGAGCGACAATGGAGTATCTCAGGCACCTGGAAGAGGCTCTCGACTATCTCGGTCGTCGCGGAATAACGGAGGAAGTCGCGCGTTCCGCAGGACTTGGCGTAGTTAGAAACCCAATCCCGGGGCACGAGTACCTTGAGGGTCGTCTCGCAATCCCGTACCTGACAGACGATGGCCCTGTCAACATGAACTTCAGATGCATCGAAGCCCACGATTGCAAGGCTGCGAAGCATGCCAAGTACATGATGTGGGCAGGCCTTGAGACGAACCTGTACGGGGTCCAGGCCATCCGCCAAGCGGATGACTGGATAGCCGTGTCGGAAGGGGAAATAGACTCCCTTACGTTGAAGATGTGTGGCATCCCTGCCGTTGGGATCGGAGGTGCAACCAAGTGGGAAGAGCACTGGAACAACGTGTTCGAAGACTTCACTCGCATCTACGTATTCCAAGATGGGGACGAAGCCGGTAAGAAGTTCGGCGACGTACTGGTGCGGGAGGTTGGAGCCATCAGGATTGCTCTTCCCTCCGGTCAGGACGTAAACTCGGTGTACATGCAGTACGGTCCGGATCAATTGACTGGCATGATAAGGACGTAGGTTAAGCTATATGTTGAGCTACATACGGACGTGGCCTGCATTCGATGACCCGGAGGACAACGTGACAAGCGTGTACGCAATCTTCAACGAGTCGGCTCCTACCGGAACCGATCTCGTTCTCACCGAGGTAGTCCAGCCTCTGCGCTGGAGCTATGACGATGCCCTTCAGGACCTTCGTGACATCGCAGCGGAAGCGGGAGTCACTCTGGATTCCGAGAGCACCTCGGTGTACGTGCCCGTCAAGGGCACGCACCTGGAAACTGACGAGTACTACATCGTGGAGTTGGTTGTAGATGGCATTCGGTAGGCACCGTGGCAATCCTGAGGATCAATGGGATTCGAATCAGAGCGCTCTTCGGAAGATGCTGAACTTCGATGAAATGGACTCGAAGCTGCAAGAGAAGGAGCCGGATCTCTATCCGGCACTGACGGCTTACGAGAACAACAAGAAGGGCAAGTAGCGTTGAACGTCTGGATTGAGTTCTCTGAGCCCGCTCGTGAGGTCATCAGCCTCAACGACATCCAGCGCAAGCGCTTCTTGAAGTTCAAGGAACTGCGCGAGAGCTACGATGCGGAGACTTACGTGGTCGACAACGCATGGGATGAATTCCTCGTGACGTTCTCTGGCCACCCGTACTACGATCTGATCACTGCGGTATTCGAAATGGAGAGTCATGTCTGAGATCAGCCTTCGGTTCTGGCAGAAGCAGTGGGATGCCAACCGCAAGGAGTGGGAGCCTGACGGTCAGGTGACCAGTGCGTTCGTTGAGCTGGACGTGGACCACGATGGAGGCTACGGCGAGTGCGACTACAGCAGCTCGCTGTTCGTCAGCCTCAAGGTGGATGTGGAGAACACCGAAGGCTACGTTCGCGCCTACATGAACTTCCCTGATCGGGAGTTCGATGGACTGATCAACGAGATCTTCAACTTCGAACGTGACAATGCGTCCGACGTGGGATGATACGTTCTTGGCCATCGCTGAGATAGTCTCAAAGCGAAGCACGTGCTCCCGCCGTCAGGTGGGGGCCGTGCTGGTCCAGGACAACAGGATCATCAGTACCGGATACAACGGGTCCGCCTCAGGGCGGGCCCACTGTATCGATGGCGGATGTCCGCGAGGTAGGTTCACACACCTTGAGGTTCCGAAGGATTCGGACTACAATCAGTTCGCATGTGTAGCGATTCATGCAGAAGCGAATGCTCTGCTTCGAGCTGGACATGCCGCCTCGAAAGGCGGCACCTTGTACGTAACGGAGAAGCCCTGCCTGCAGTGCTCGAACCTCATTGATGCAGCAGAAGTGAAAGAGGTTGTG